CTGTACGATTTAATACCGTTTTAATTCCTGCACCGCCAGCAGTTCCTCCTAGAATGATAGCTTCTTGGTTGGCTGTTCCAGAAGTGACACCATAAGCCCGCTTAAATAACAATCGAACTCGCTCATACCATCCGTTTTCGTTGTTTTCTACAATATATGACTGTGTTAATTCTTCTGCCGTTGCAAGTTTGTCTAATCCGGCTCGAGAAATACAACCAACTCGTTCAGAATTTCCTTGCGTGGACGGTAAAATTACTGGACTGTCTGATTCGATGAATGTTATTGCCATCTGTTCTCCTTTAATCTAGTTGTTATTCTTTAAAACAATTTATTTATAGTTTCTTATATTTTCAAAATAATTTTAAAAAAATGGATTTTGTTTGTATAAATTTATCCAGTTGTGTTTTATTTTTAAAGGAGAGTCATTCTCTACATCCATCCAATTGTCTTTTTTATCCGAATCGTTTAAATCTTCTACTTCAACGTCCGATGTTATTATATAACCAAAGGGAAGTAATTCTTCTTCTATTTTTTTCATTTCTTCTGAATATATTTCCATTCGAATATCTGAATCTGTGATATTTTTAAAAAATTCTTGACGTGTTGCCCAAGAAAACAACACAAGTGTCATGACTAAATCGTCTGTATATCCATCTTCTGCACGAAACGAAGAATTATCTGAAATAAATGTCGTAAGTTCTTCGATAATATCAGAATCTTCTATGATAAGTTTATCATTTTCTATCAAATTCTTTAAAACTGCACATCCTACTTTTTTAACAATTTGACTGGTTTTGATTCCCATTTGAAGAGATTTTTTATTACCAAATCCTTCATTTAAAATTTGACCCTTTCTACCCATGATATTAGATTTAACTAAATTTTCATATTCTAAATCAGTATGTAAAATATCAGCAACCTGAGAACCAATATCATTCAATTCTACCATAACATAGGCATTGTTGTATCTGCCTGCTATGGCTCGTATGATCGAAGGAAACAGTAGCGGCGAAACTGTATTATTTTTGTATTTTGCCACTATTTTATATGGAAAATTAGTTATATTGATTATCGTAAATGCACTATAATCTTTTCCTTGGCCTCGGGCAACATCTACTACCATAAAATAAATATTGCGTTTTCCTTCCACGGTTTCTGGAACTGTTTCCATGATCGTTAAACCATCGTTGGTTTTAGAAATAGGCTTTTTCCATACCAACGCGTTGAGTTTTTGAGATGAGATGAGAGTATTGGTAGAACCGACGAAATCGCATATAAATTCTTCCTGAAACTGTCGCTCTGACGAATTTCTTATGGTTTCTTTTTTCCATTCTTCGTCTCGTAGTGGTCCTCCAGGATATTTTGGAACTTCGTTCCATGAGACTTCTATTGGAATATATTCATTCTGCTTACTCTGGGCACCCTTCCAGAATTTATAAAACATGTTTAGGCCTTTTGGTGTAGAAATCATTATAACTCTGGTAGTTTGACCTGCAGTTATAGTCGGATAAACAGAACTAAAAAATTCTTCTGCAACAGAGGAAGGAACGTGGGCATATTCATCAAGCAGTATGACATTGTACGAACCACCACGAATTGCACTCGAAGATGTTGCTGCGGCTATAATCCTCGATCCATTTTCTAATACGATAGAATGTTTATTCCACTCTCTGACTCCTTGTTGCAGCCAAAGAGGAAGATATTCATATGACAATTTCAAACGTGCAAGAATTTCTCTGGCAGTGGCTTGTTTATTTGCTAGGATTGCAATATTAACACTCTGGTTGAAAAGTATATAATGTAAGAGATAAGAAGCAACTGTTGTTGTTTTTCCACTTTGTCTAGGTAATTTTGCTATAACGAATCTATTATTATGAATAGTTTCAATCATTTTCTTTTGATAAGAGTACATTTCGAACGGAACAAGACCTGCGTCCAGTGAAACCACTTTGATATATTTGGATATAAAATAACCGGGATCCTTTGAGCATTTTAAATATTCTTCTATTTGTTCTTTAGTGAATTGGATCTCTTGCCCTTCTGGCTTGAGATTTGAATTTCCTAGATATCCTGGTTTTCTCATTCTTTATCTTCCTCTTCAAAAACTTTAAGGGGACTTCTTTCTCGATTAATTAAATTTTGTAGATCACTCGTAGATCCAACATATATTGAATTATTTGTTGTGTTTTTAATTATGACTTTTTTGGATTGAGCATCTGTTAGTTTTTCGTGAATCTCTATTAAATCTTTATTCATATCACTCATGGTCTTGATCATATTGGTTAATACTTCATATGCTCTAGGAGAATCTGATTCGGTTGCCACCTTTAAAATTCCATCCACAGCGCCCATTCCGCTTTGAATAAGCTCTTTTATATTTTTTCTAGCAGATTCAAAATCAGTTTGTAGAGGAGTATCAACTAACGAAGTATCTGATGGATTATCTGATGTTACAATTTCCTTTGATTCTGTTTTTTCTGTTGGTAATTCCTCAGAACTAAAAGGTATTCCCAATGCATTTGATATTTTTTCATTTGATTTAATCATCCTGTTGCTCCACTATACGAGTTTGCAGAAGTGATTCCAATTAATCGATCTCCAGTAAATCCAAAATCCAATGTGAAATCAGAAAATTGATTTTTATATAAATTTATATCAGTATTTTCAATATGAGGCCTATTATCTGTTATTATTGGATTATAAATATATCCTTTCATAGTAAAGGATAAGGTAGAGACGATAGATCTTCTTGTATCAAAGGATCCTTCATAGTCTTCATTCATATCCACATCATTAAGAATAATAGGAATATCAACTTTGGAATGGATAGGAGTCATATTAGCAGTAATAGTAAAATCAGGAGAAAAATAAGGAACTATTTGTTCTACTATTTGTAGATTGTGTTCAATACTTCTAGAAAAACAATATAATGCAACAGTAAAATTAAATGGAGATTCCGAATACGATCTAAATGGAACTTGGTTTAGTATTTTTTTCTTCTCGATCAATCTATTAATTCTTCTACTAGGATCATACTGTATGTTTACTATTTCGAATCCCATTCTGGGTAAATCTGCTTGAATGTGAGTTTTATCTGTTATTCCGCTTTCTTGGATTATCAATTGAATAAATTTTTCTTTTGGTCCATAACTTATAGGAACTCTTCTTTTTTCTATTACACCATTTCTTTCTGTTTTTGTGTAAATAGAATTAAATAAAGATCCAAAAATAATTACATATTTTCTAACAACTTCGTTGAATTGATTATCTAAAATTTGAGTAAACATTAATAATTACCCTCAGAGAATGGATCTATATCAGTAAAGTCGAATATCTTGATTCCTTTGCTTTGTGTGAGATCATTATCTGCTGCAGGAGTAGAAGTAAATGGATCATTTGATATCGATACGTCACTGACCGATGTTCCTCCCTTGAAATAGTACTCTGCAGCAGAATCAACTCCTCGTATTGTTTGATTAGAGGCAAAGGAAAATCCACCACTTATTTCTATGAGATGAATTGCATTCTGAGTAGATCCTTTGATGAAATTTAGTAATGTTGCTGTTGTTGTGGCATTCTGGAAAGATCCTCCTGTTACTCCAAGTATTTGATAGACCTGTTCCCCATCTATTAGATTTTTTCCAGAAATAGAATTAAGATTAATAAAAGCATATGTAGTTTTTATGTTTCTTTCCACTTCTACTTCATCTACATCTGTTATGCCAGTATTGAAATCTTCACCACTGTAGGTAAATAGTTCTAATGTTAGAACATAAGTAGTTAATCCACCCAATTGATAAAATGGAAACTCGTCTTCCACATAATTGATTTCAAATAAAGACTTAGAAAGAGGCAAATATATCAAATCACCTGCTCTGGGTTTTAGTATCTCGGGCCTTCTTATCTTTACTTCTTCTTCGAATCTCGTTTTAGAAACTAAAATCGATGCTCTGTCTGTTATTTGAATGCCAAATTTCATGACAATATCTCTATTGCCTTCAAATCGATCTACATTAACTAAATACGCTTCAAGTGGATATCCTTCTGAGAATTTTGCTTCTGGGTCTTCTCCGAACAATTTATCAATAACTAAATAATCCCTAGGAATATAAAGAATATCTTTTCCTGTAGATTTTATTGTTTCTATTGTTAAATCATCGATCAATTTTTGTTCTTTTTTTGAATCATATGACCTGAAATAAGGATTAGTTGCCATTCGTTATCCTATGAAAAAATCAGAAGGTAGTTCGTGTGTTCCTTTTATTTCCTGTTCAATCAATTCTATTTCTTGTATTGCTTCTTGATAAATTGCAGATCCTCTTGTTGTAATTCCGCCCGGTAATTGAACTCCGTCAAATTTTGACATATTCAGTCCCCATTGTTTTTTTATCAGAGCTGTTACATATTTTTTTAATAATCGATCATCATATATTTCAGTATAGGTATTAGGATCTAAAG